GCAACCTACCCGAGTACCGCTGGTACATGGGCAACCTGCACGTCCCCAAGGAGCGGGCGACGTTCGCCACGCTGTTCATGGGCTCCAACTGGCCCAAGACGCGCCAGTGGCTCCTGGAGAACCGCAAGAGCTACATCCTGGTCGCCCCGCGCAAGAGCGACTTCGATGTGCCGGAAAACACCTTCGAGCCGAACTGGGACTGGACCCAGTTGCGGACCAACCTCTCGCAGATAGACGGCAAGACCCCCATCATGTTCGCCGCCGGGCCGCTCGGGAAGATTCTGTGCCGCGAACTCCTGCCCACAACCCATGGCCCGCTCATTGACATCGGTTCGGCCCTGGACCTGGAGATGTTCGAGCGGCCCACCCGCCTCTACCACCACCGCCCCCTGCGGCAGAAACTCAAGAAGAAGAAGGACGTCAAGCAGAACAAGGTGCGCAAGGCCCTGTGGCTCCGCACCTGCAAGTGGAAGTTGGCCGAGAAACCGGTACACAAGGGGTAGGCATGAGACCATCCGCAATCCAGCGCCGCGATGCGGCCATCCTGGCAGCCGCCAAGGTTCCGCTGGACATCGTGACCACCGCCAACGGGTTCAAGCTGAAGCAGGTTGGCGGTTTCTGGATTAACTCCGCGGACAACCACATCCTCCGGTTTCTGCTCCATCTGCATTCCTACTGGCAGGGTCGGGCGACCTACCAGGCCAAACAGTTGTGGGGCTGCCTCAAGGTCATCCCCAAGGCCCGCAGGCGCCTGGCCCTGGACGTGGGCGCGCACATCGGCACCTGGAGCCGGGTGCTCTGCCAGGAGTTCCAGAAGGTCATCGGCTTCGAGGCGTTCCAGGTCCACGTCGAGTGCCTGCGCCTCAACGTACCCAACAACAACTTCTCGGTGGTCAACGGCATCGTCACCGACCACGACGGGGCCATGGACTTCCTGGAACTCTGGAACAAGCCGGCCATGAGCCGGGTCTGTCCGCCCGGGGTCAAGGGCCTGTCCACGCCCGCGCGCAAGCTGGACACCATCCTCCAGGCCAACGACATCCCGGTGGACTTCATCAAGGTGGACGTGGAGGGCCAGGAACTCCAGGTGATGCGCGGGGCCGAGCAGACCCTCCGCCGCTGGAAGCCCTACGTCATCATGGAGCAGAAGGACCTGTCCAAGGACTACGAGCCCGGGAAGTCGCGGTGGGCCGCCTCCGAGTTCGTGGCCTCACTCGGCGCCAAGGTCATCACCCGGATTGGCGACGACATCATCATGGGGTGGTAACGGGGAGAGGCAGATGGAAGGCAAGAACTGCGAATGCAAGACCGACATCCGATACGCCGAGAACCCGCTGGCCGAGGTCGAGCAGGCGATGCTCGATAAGGTGTTCACCTACCACGCCCCCGAGGGGGACCAGCCGGCGCGATACGTTGCGCTGCGGGACCGGGCCAGGGAGTACGCGGAACTCGTCATCCGCTTGGCCCCTGCCTCGCGAGAGCGTTCCCTGGCGATGACCAAACTGGAGGAGGTCGTCTTCTGGGCTAACGCGGCCATAGCGAGAAACGAGTAGACCTTGCCTACCTGCGCACCCGAAGCCATCGCCCCGGTCATCAACGAGGTGATGAGGCTGCGCCCGCGGTCCATCCTGGACGTGGGCTGCGGGATGGGCAAGTGGGGGATGCTGTTCCGAGAATACTTGGAGGGATGGGGCTCGCATCGCTACTCGCCCGAGCAGTTCAAGCTGACGATTGACGCGGTGGAGGGCTACGCCTCGTATATCCAGGACTGGCACCGCGCCATATACAACCGCATCTTCGTGGGCGACGTGCGCAAGCTCTACGACGAGCTTCCCGCCTACGACCTGGCCTACCTGGGCGACGTTCTGGAGCACGTCCCGAAGGAGGACGGCAAGGAGATGCTGGCGAGACTCCAGTACAGGTGGGCCATCATCTCGACGCCTGCGGGCAAGACCGTCATGCACCGCGGCAAGCCGAACGCGATGCTTGACCATCAGTGCCTCTGGACCGCGCTGGACTTCAAGCCGCACCGGCCGGTGGTCCTGCACCACGGCAAGGTGCTCATCGTGAGGCTCGGGACTTGAACATCCTGTCGTTCAGCCGTTCGCCGGTGGCCGGGGTGGCCAAGATGCTCCCCGACATCATCAACAAGTACACCGCGCACAAGGCGGTGAGCGCGGTGGGCGGCGCGGGTTACCCCGATGGACGCCAATGGTTCCCCCCAACGGCCTACCTGCGAGACACCCGCGCCGTCCTCCGCCTCATCGCCCAGTGCGACGTGGCCATCATCCACAACGGGCGCATTCCCCCGCCCTACAATCTCCGGATGTTCAAGGGCAAGCGCCTGCTGTGCTACTACCACAGCGAGCCGTTCCACCTGGACCGCTCCCTGGAGCGCGCGGGGTTCCCCGCCTACGTCATCGCGCAGGGGCACTCGCTCCTGTACCCGGGCATGAGGGTGCTCCCGAACCTGGTGGACCTTGAGTGGGACTTGATGCTCCCCCCGTCACCCACCGAGCGCCAGCATCCGTGCAAGGGCATCGTCGTGGCCTTCTCCCCGTCGAACAAGCACGGGGCGGACTTCATGCGCCAGGCGCGGTTCAGCCCGAAGGGCTGGCCCGAGACCGTGCCGGTGCTCGAACGCATGAGGGGACGCAAGCAGATTATCCCCATGGTCCTGTTCGGCCTGCCGTTCGAGGAGTGCATGAAGCAGCGCCGGCTGGCGCACATCGTGGTGGACGAGGTGCTGACCGGGAGTTATCACCGCTGCACCCTGGAGGCGTGTTCCCACGCCCAGGTGCCCGTCAACGCCTGCTGCCCCGAGATTCGGAAGGTGGTCGCGACCGTCGCGGGGACCGACGAACTCCCGTGGGTCATCTCCTCGCCGGCCAAGCTGGAGAGCGACCTGGCCGAACTGGTCCTGGACTGCTGCGCGCTGCACGACCGCCAACTGGCCTGCCGTTCCTGGGTGGAGCGGCACTGGCGTCCGGACGTTCTGTGGAGCAGGTGGTGGGAGCCGGCCATCCAGGGGGCGAAGGCCGCATGAAGTGGAAGGTCAGCCACGGGCGGCCCTACGTCGCGGGCGCGGTCGGCCGCAGGCTTCCGAACTTCGGCGGGCACCGGACTCCCGCCAGCACCCTGCACAACACCATGGCGGGCCGCCCGATGATAATCGTCGGCAACGCCTGGTCGCTCAACGAGATGAAGCTGGAGGACGTGTGGGCCTTCCCGACCATCGGGTGCAACCGCATCCTCCAGATGCGCCCCACGACCTACTACACGGTGGTTGACCGGGACCCGTACCGCAAGGAGATAGACCGCATCCGGGCCTACGGCGGGACGCGCATCCTCTCGGACACCCTCTTCGACCCGAAGGTTTCGTGCCGGCGGACCCCGATTCAGCCGCCTCCGGACTTCGCATGGTACTCGTACCACGCGGTCGCCACGACCACCCCGACCAAGTTCATGATGAACGGGGAGCGGGTCATCACCAACTGCACGAACGACGCCAACGTGACCCGGGCGGTGATGCTGGATTCGGTCTGCACCGACCTGGCCGAGTTCATGCCCGGCGGAGCGAACATCGGGTACTGCATGTTGCAGTTGGCGATTGCGCTCGGCGCCAACCCCGTCGGCATCGCGGGCATCGACCTGGCGTGGCAGTCGAGGGACAAGTCGCACTTCTTCGGGCGCGGCTCCACGCAGGGATGTTTCCCGTTCAACACCCGGCGCGTCCTGGCGTTCTTCCAGGCCGCAGCCCAGTGGTGCCAGGCGCACGGGGCGGAGGTCTATAACCTCTCGCCCGCCGGGGTACTGGACTGTTTCCCGAGGATGAACGAGCATGACTTCCGTGAGCGTTTTGAGCAACACATACTCGGGGACGGTCTATATCCTCGGAAACTCGTCCAGCCTGGAACGGGTGGACCTCGACCGCCTTCGCCGGTCGGATTTAGTTACCGTAGGCATCAACCGCATCCTACGGTGTTTCAAGCCTCAATTTCTGCTCGTAGCCGACAGGCCAGTGCTGCAAGAGGAACTAACCAGGCTCAACTCCGCAAGGCCGAAACTGCTCGCCTGGCGTATGCTCGCCGCCATGCCCGGGCTAGAGCCCGGCGTGGAGGTTAGGACGTGGGACACCTGGGGAGGCGCATACGCCCGGGGGTGGAAACGGGGCCGCGCCCCGGAGTGGTCTCCACGCTGGAGGGATGGGCAGTTCTGGCATTCGGGAAACTCCGGGACCTACTGCATCGAAGCGGCGGCGCTGATGGGCTTCCGCGACATCAGACTGCTGGGCATCGACCTCCGGTTCGACTTGCCCCGTTCGCACTTCTTCGGACAAAACACTTGGCGCGGGCAGAGAATCAAGTACACTCCGCGCCAGATAGCCGGCACCGTCAAGGCTTTCGAGATTGTCATCTCGGGCGTGGCGAAGCTCGGCTGCAACGTCACCAGCGAGTCCTGTTACGACGGGCCGCTGGACGCCGTTCTCGCTAGGAGGGCCTGTCCATGGCAGAAGCAACCGTCAAGCTCCCCAACACCGTAGAGAACCTCGCGGGCAAGGACAAGGCCCGGGACGCCCGCGTTCTGGCCTACGTCAAGCAGTCCGTGGCGGACATCCTGCGCGGGCGCAGCGTCATGGAAGCCAGGTGGTCCGTCATGGACGCCCTGTGGCGCGGGAGTCCGGTGAGCCGGTTCTACCCGACCGAGACCTCCACGATGATAAACGAGCCGTACAAGATGGTCTGCGCGGCGGCGGCCCGGGTGGTCCCCGCGGTTCTGCCCTCGGACGAGTGGTTCCGCCTGGTCCCGCAGGGGCCGGGCGCCATTGAGCCCAAGGGCGCCAAGGCGCTGATGAAGGAGCAGTTCAAGGACGGGAAGTTCTACCAGCAGTTCTACCGCCTGGTGCAGATGTGCGCCAAGTACGGTTTCTGCGTGGGGAAGATTCCGTGGGTGGTGGACCGCAAGACCGTCACGGTCAACCAGCCCAAGCGCGAGGCCCGGACCACCGCGGGCGGGCTGATTGACGGGGTGCGGACCCGTATCAAGCGCGAGACCAACGAACTCAACCACGACCGCACGGAACTGGTGCCCCTGTCCATCTTCGACTTCGTTTTCGACTGGCGTTACACCGACGTTCAGAAGGCCCCCGGGTGCGGGGACTACGGCAAGCAGACCCGCGAGGACGCCATGTACCTCATGGACATGGAACTCTCGGACGGGAGCAAGGTCTACCAGGGCATCACCCGGGAGGAACTCCTGCTGCTCGGTGCCAAGTCCTTGCCGCCGGTGCTGCCCGGGAAGGACCTTCAGCAGGCGACCACCGGCGCCAACGCCATCGTCGCCCGCCCCGAGAACGACCTCACCCGCCTGGAGTGGTGGGGGCTGATTGACCTGGGGCCCGGGGAGAAGGGCGACGGCAAGCGGGTGGAGGCCCACGTCACCCTGCTCAACGACGAGAAGCTCGTCCACCTGTCCAAGAACAACATGTGGCACGGCGCGCGGCCCTACCTGGCGACCCCGTGGGAGCCGGTGGAGAGCCAGGGCTACGGCATCGGGATGATAGAGCCCATCGTCCCGCTGACCCTGGACCTCAACGACAACCAGAACATGGTCAACGCGGCCGGGGCGCTCATCGCCAACCCGATGGTCAAGGCCGGGGACCGCTTCAACCTCTCGGACCAGCAGTTCGTGGTCACTCCCGGGCGGGTGCTGCGCGGGGAGGACATCACCCAGTTGCAGCCCTTCCACATCCCGGACAGCACCGCGGTCCTGCGCGCCAACCGGGCGGAGATTCGCCAGGACATCGAAGAGGTGCTCGGCCAGCCGCGTCTGGTCATGGGCGGGGAGACCGAGGGCGGCGGGACCGCTACGGAGTTCGCCGGCCGGCGGCGCGAGGCGAACATGCGCCTGCGTCCGGTCATCGAGGGGTTCTTCAACGACATCCTCACCCCGTTCCTGGACATGTGCCTATTCAACAACCAGCAGTTCCTCGACGAGAAGCGGGTGGTGCGCTACGAGCGCAGGGCCGGGCAGTTCTTCGCCTACGAGGTCACCCCGGAGCAACTCGCTTCCGTGGCCCGGGTGGAGGCGCTCATCCCGCCGCAGATTGAACTGCTCGGCGTCCGCGGCCAGATGATGCAGGGCTTCGTGGCGGCCATCGCGCAGCTTGGCCCACTGGCCATGCAGCCCCCGTACTCCGTGCTGCTCAAGAAGGCGTGGAAGGCGCAGTTCGGCCAGGACGACCTGGGCGACATCTGGCCCGAGGAGGGCAGCAAGTTGAAGGACACCCAGCGCGAGGAACTCATCGTGATGATACAGGGCGAGTTCATCGAGGTCCGGGAGGACGACAACCACCCGGCGCACATGGAGGAACTCCGCGACCTCATGGAGGGGCAGAACTTCGACAGGCTCTCCTCCCGCATCAAGGCCATCATCAACGCGCACTACGCCAACCACGAGATGCTGTTCCGGCAGATGGAGGAGCAGGCGCCCGCGGGGCCCGGCCCGGACGAAATGATGGGGGCGGCCATGGCCGGGGAGGGAGTAGAGGCGCCCGTCCCGCAGGCGCCCGGCTACGGACAGGAGAACGCCCCGATGGAGGGTCCCCTCCAGGGGCGGGTGCTCGCGAACGACCAGCGCATGACTCAACAGGGGGCGTAACATGGGACAGAACGTGATGGGCATCGACGTGGACTCCCTCAAGCCCGGGATGGCGGGGGTGAGCCGTCTCGGTCTCGCGGAGCGGGCCAAGTTGCAGATGGAACTCAAGGAGTGCGAACGGCTCATGCCTCACGCCTCCTCCGGGGACTTGATGCGCTGGCTCGGGGAGCAGCGGGCCAAGGCGGTCGAGTCGATGGTCTCCGCCCGAGACGACGAGACCCGGACCCAGACCCAGGCGTTTGTGCAGGCTTGGGACCGAGTTCGCAGGGAACTTGAGTCTGTCCCGAAGCGGTACGAGCAGGTTGCCGCCATGCTCCAGGCGCTGTAACCGTCAAGTAACGGTTTGACGGATGTGAAGATTTCGTAACATTGCCTCTTGACATGTGCCAAGTGGCGCGTTACGGTAAGTAGCGAAGGGGAGAAGATGAGTACGATTGACATCATCAAGGAGCGGCTGGCCAGGAGCCTCGGTTCCGAACCGCAGGCCCCCCAGGCGCCGCAACCCCCTCCGAACGCCTTGGCGGTGCCGGGAACGCCTCTCCCGGTGACCCCGGCGCCCGTCCCGGAAGCCGTCAAGACCGTCATCGACCCCGACATCCTCAAGGGTCTGGAGGCCGCCAGGGTCCAGGATGCCCAGCGCATCAAGGACCTGGAGGCGGAAATCGCCCGCGGCAACGCGGAGCGGGAGGCATTCGTCAAACAGCAGGTGGAAGCCGCGAAACTGCCGTCCATGGAGGAACTTGGACGGATGGACCAGGGAGAGGCTTTGCAGAAGGTCGTCCAGGCCATGACAGCCCGCCAGGACGCAGCCCTCCGCAGCCTCGCGACAGACCTCAACCAGCGACACGTCCAGCCGACGCAGCAGGCCCTCAAGGGTCTCCTGCTTCAGCAGAAGCGGGACATCGCCAGCGAGGTCTACGGGAAGGATGTCATGGAGAAGTACCGTTCGGCCTTCGATGAGAAGTCCGAGCAGTACCCCGACATCACCCCGTGCGAGGTTCTGCGGATGGTTGCGGACCCGGCGGACTTGAGCCAGGACGCAAGGCCCATGACCCCCTCCATCGCCCATTCCGCCGTGGCGGCCTCGATGGCCGCGGGCATGGCTACCCGTTCGGGTGCCCCCGCCGCACCTCCTTCCGCGCAAGGTTCGCCAACCACCCAGGCTTACCTGGAGGCGGCACACGCGCTCCGGAGCCAGGGAGACAGGTTCGGTTCGGACTCCGCCAGGCGGGAGGGCCTCAAGATGCGTTTGCAGTCCCAAGGGGCGCTCCCCTCGGGGTAGGAGGTTCCTCCGATGCCGTTCATGCAGAACTGCCTCATCAAGTCCACCTTCGACTGCCCGGACAACATCCGCGAAGACGTGCTGGACGTGATGGTCAACATCAGTCCCACCCGGACCCCGTTCTTCTCCACCTGGCGGAAGACCGTCGCCAAGGCGGTCCTCCATGAGTGGCAGGTGGACAGCCTCTCGCGCACCAGTGACCCGGACGCGCCCGTGGTCCCGTGCGCCCGCGAGTCCTCGGACTTCGACTTCGAGGAGTTGGACTGCCCGTGCCGCGTGGGCAACCAGATTCACATCCTCCGCCGTACCGGGGACGTGTCCTGGCTCCAGAGGTCCGTGGCGACCATCGGCTACTCGGACGAGTACGCCTACCAGGTGGACCGCCAGATGAAGAAGCTGGCCCTGGACACCGAGTTCGCGCTCATCCACTCCGTCCGGGGTGGGGTCCAGGTCGCCCCGCAGGACGAGGGCGTGTGCTCCAGCCCGAACGGCTGCCGCACCATGGACGGTGTGCTCCGCATCGCGGACTGGGACAACCAGGACTTCGACTGCCTGGACGACATGAAGGAAGGCACCGTCATCGGTGTGAGCGGGGAGTCCCCCTGCGCGCCGCTGACCCCGTACCTCCTGGACGACCTGCTCCAGGTGATGTACCACAAGGGCGCCGAGGTCAACTCGGTGTGGGTCAACACCACGGCCAAGCGCATCATCTCGGGGTGGTATCTCAACGGGATGCAGCGGGTGATGAACGCGGTGGAGCAGAAGATTCTGAACTCCATCGACTTCTACGAGGGCGACTTCGGGAAGGTGAGCATCGCCGTTCACCTGGACCTCCCGACCGACGTGCTGCTCGCGCTGGACGAGCAGTACATGGCCATCGCCTTCGCCTACCCGACCCGGGTGGTGAAGCTGGCCCAGGTGTCGAACTCGGACAAGTTCGGCATCGAACACGCGCTGACCCTTGAGGCGCGGGCCATGGCGGCCATCGGCGTCCTGCGGAACATCTGCGTGGACAACCTGTGCTACGAGGACCCCTGCGACGAGGGGCGTGGCGTGGCGCCCATCACGCCGCTGCCGCGGTAGCCGAAGCAACTGACACGGAGGGGGGCCGGGGTCCAACGCCCCGGTCCCCCTTCACATAGGGGCGGTGCATGAGTTACATCGTCACCCACCAGCGCAGAGACGGGTCCGTGGAGCGCAAGCGGGTCCGCCTCGAAGACCCGTCCATGACCCCCGAACGAGCCGAGGCCATCATCGCCGCGGAGTGCCGGCGCAAGAAGAAGTCCCTGCGCGACAAGCGCGGGTGGAACCGCGACCGCACCGCCAAGCTCATCTGCTCCATCCCGAACGCCGTGGTCGAGGAAGTGTTCATCAACGACGGACCCGAAGCCTCCCGGGACATGAACCATCTCATCAAGCGGTCCAAGGAACTCGGGTTCGATGTGGAGATGCGCCGATGAAGGTCTACAACCAGCGGTTCACCCTGGCGGACGGGTTCACCCCGCTGCCCGGGCTGACCCAGTTTGCCGGGCAGGCGTTCGTGCAGGACAATTCGGTTCAGTTGTCCCCCGGCATCGCCCAACTGGTCTACCTGGCGTCCGACCAGATGGACAGCCGGGAGCACCTGGCCCGCGCCGGCTTCCGCCTCACCGCCGCCGTGGACACCGCCCGCTTCGGGCTGATGGTCCGCGCGGAGATTCTTGAGGCCGGTTCTCCGGACGTTATCGGGAAGTGCTATCTCGTCACCATCGACGGCGAGGGGGCCATCGCCATCTACTCCATCCTGGCCTCGGACCCCGCCCCCGCCGCCCTGGCTACCTGCGCCGTCGCCAACTTCGACGTAAGCCAGGAGCACTTCCTCATCGTCAAGGTGCGGGACGCCGACAACGGGGCGGAGGTCCGCGTCTACCTGGACGACGAGATTTCCCCGGTCCTGTCGCACTTCGACCGGCGCTCCATGCGCCCGATGGGGTTCTACGTCGGGTTCGACATGGCCGACACCGCGGGCACGGAGACCGTGTTCTGCGACGAGTTCTTCGCCCACGTCCTCAAGTCCGCGGTCATCAAGATGCCGCAGCCCGTCCCGGAACTCAAGAACTTCGGGGACCTCCAGTACGAGACCGCCTACCGGCTGGACCGTGCCGGCAACAGCCAGTTCAGCCCGGAGAAGATTGCCAGCTACCTCAACTACGTCCAGAACGATGTCTACAACGCGAACCACCCGTGGACCTGGTGCGAGCGGCTCTACCACTTCACCACCCGCGACGGGATTCGCTGCTACGAACTGCCGCCCTGGATTGGCTGGCCGCAGCATCTCACCGACAAGACCAACGCCCGGATGCTCGACAAGGCCGGCTGGCACGAAGTCCGGATGGAGGACCCGGGAGATAACGCGGGGGCAGGATGGCCTTTCCGTTACTCCGTCGCGGGGTGGGGAGACTTCGGCCAGCCGGTCATCGCCCTGGACCCCATCCCCTCGGCCGAGTGCTACATCGAAATGCCGGTGTACGCCAAGCCGATTCCGATGGTCGAGGACACCGACCTCCCGCTCATCCCCCCGGAGTACCTGGAGGTGCTCATCTACGGGGCCATCATGCGCGGGGCGGAGTTCTCGGACGCCAAGGCCGTCTGGCAGGTGTCCAGCGCGCAGTACGCCCGCATCCTGGCGCTCATGCGCCGGCAGGACATCGCCAAGCGCGACGAAAACCAGTACCTCCGCCTCAAGAACATCAACGAGGTCAAGCGCCGGCAGGGTGCGGGCGCCAGCGCGCTAAGGGCCTCCAGCCTTGGGTGGTGAGCTTCTTGAGCGACTGACCCGCGCCGGGTTGGACCTCGGCGTGAGCCCCACTCGGACCCGTCCGGGCGGGGCGCGAATCGCGCAGAACTGCTGGATTCCCCGCAACGGAGCCATCCAGCGCCGGCCGGGCTATCGCAGATGGATGGAACTCGGCTTGGGCGCCCCGGTGCGGATGCTGGTCCAACTCGGGAACAAGGTCCTGCTTGTGGCGGGCATCGTGGACGAAGAGGGCAATGAGTCTTGCTGAGCGCCGCCATCCCGACTGGTTTGGGCTGAACACCCGCCCGGACTCGGTTGGCCTGTTCGCGCGCATCGCGCAGAACTGCATGGTCGATGTGCCGGGCCAGTTGGACCGCCGGCCGGGCTACCGCCGCCTCAACCAGATGCAGTACGACGGCCCGGTGTGGGCCATCATCGACATCCAGCGCATCTGCGACTTCGCCAAGATTCTCGTCTGCTCGCATCTGGTGTGGGAGCACGAAGAGGAGTACGGGGAGGAGGGCGACGGGACACACGGTGGGCATGGGGGTGGCAGTCGCTTCATTGACCCGGCCATCCCCGACCTGCCGCCCGTCGCCATCCCCCTGGCGGTCCCGGTCGCGGGAGTGGCCCCGCTGGCCGTTCAGTTCAACGGCGCAGCCAGCTTCGACCCCGAGGGCTTCCCTCTCGTCTACCTGTGGAACTTCGGGGACGGCAACTTCTCCAACTTGATGAACCCCCTGCACATCTACGCCATCGCCGGCCCCTACAACGTGACGCTGACCGTCACCGACGCAGCCGGGCAGTCGGATGTCTCGCCGCCCGTCGCCATCAACGTCGCTCCGGCCATCACCTACGGGACCTGGGGCGGCGTGGCGCTCGGGACCGCCTGGAAGGTTGGTCCGTAGATGCCTTGGGTGACACTCCCCGTCGCTCCGGATGCGCTCATCCTGGCCGCGCACTTCGACGAGGTGCGCCTCGCCATCAACGAACGCTACAACGCGGCCGGGCTGGCGAACCCCGCGCTGGTAGACGTGGCGACGAACGGGGACCAGCCTCTAGCCATCCTCGCCAGTTACCGCACGGCCATCGACACCATCATCCCGTACTACGCCAACCCTGCGTTGAGCTACAACGCCTACACCAAGGCGGCCTGCCTCACCGCGGCCATCGGCGCGGCCAACTGGATTGCGGCCCCGGACGCCACGATGTACGTCGGGCAGATTAACGACATGCGCACCGTGCTCAACCTGCTGCGATGGGTTCGGAAGGTTCCGGCCGTGGTGGGGCAGCAGTACAGGAACCCGTTCAGTTGCGGCCTATTCGACACCTGGGACAACTGCTGGACGCAGGCCAAGGCCGATTTCGGCGGAGGCGCGTGGCAGGCGTACCCTCCGGGCGGCTGGTATCCGGACCAGTTCTATTGCCCGGGGGCCACTTTCCTTGGCCGCGAACCGCAGCTTTTCGGCGGATTTCCACGGGGACACGACTGGGACGTGCAGCGGTACAGCGACCTCTCGTTCTCCGTCGCAAACTTCCCGGTACTCGCTACCAAGGTCAAGTTGACAACCGGCGGAGACTTCGTTCGGCTGCGCCTCTACCCCGCCGCCAACTTCGCGGGAGTCCCGGTTCCGGTGAACGTCGCCGGGGACCTCACGGTTGACGTGGCCCCGGTAACTCCCAATACGGTCAACCACATGAGTTCCGACATCGACACGACCATCCTCGACGACTTCCGCCCGGCAGATGCCGATGGTTCCGCCAAGTCCAGCATTTGCGGGGGGATTTCGGCGGTGGTCATCCACCACACGTTCAGCTACCAGTGAGGACTGACAAATGCCGGTGATAGGCGCGCTTTTCTTCCAGAACCTCCCGGTAAACCACGCCGAGATTCGCGGTCGCTCTGTGGTCACTAATGGTCTGGAGGAAGTGCGCAAGTACAACCCGGCGACCGGGGCGTGGCTGCCCTGCGTCCTGCGCCCCTTCCGGCAGAACGTGACGCTCGCCGCGGGCGGCGCCGGGGCGCTGAACGGCGACTACGTTTACCGCATCGTCCCGTACAACATCAACGAGGACGAGGAGGGCGAGGCGTTCCCGCACGACGAGGACGTTCCCGCCTTCGCCATCTCGGTCGTCAACCAGTCGGTGAACATCAACCTGGCCGCGCTGGTTGCCGACAGCCCGGAGACCACGCACGTCCGCATCTACCGGACGACCGCCGCCGGGGTGTGGCCGGTCATGGCGCTGGTCGCGGAGGTCGCCCTGCCGGCCGGGGTCTACAACGACAACTTCGATGACAACGACCTGGACTTCGAGAACGAGGGCCTGGACGTGTTCACGCACGTTCCGGTCCCGAAGCCGTTCATCATCCAGCACCGCGAGCGCCTGTTCATGTGGGGAGACGTTCCCTACGACTCGGGGCAGGCCGGGGTCACGAACGGCAGCACCCAGGTCTCTCCCGAGGCGGGGGCCATCTTCGGCTTCCATCTCATCACCAAGGAGTTCCACGCGCAGGGCGATGGCAAGTCGTACATCATCAACGGGTACGACCCGACCACCGGGAACCTCATCCTCGCGGAGAACTACCTGGGGGTCACGCGGACCACGGACTACCGCATCTGCGGGGACCCGGACGCGCTCATCTGGACCGAGGAGAACAACGAGCACCAGTGGGCGCCCGCCAACACGCGCCCGATTGGCGGCAAGGAGGGGTCCAAGCCCACCGGCCTGTTCTCCAGTCGGTCCGCGCTCATCTGCCCGAAGGACGACCGCATCTACGAGTTGTACTACACCACCCGCCCGAACTTCCCGCCCGCGGGCGACAGCCGGGTGGGCCTCTTGACCGAGCAGTTCGGGGGCCTCGCGCACCGCGTCTGGAAGAACATCAAGGGCGCGGCCATCGGCGCCTGCAAGCACGGCATCCTCCAGGCCGGCGGCGGACTGGTATCCGGGGACGCCCAGGACTGGTTCGAGGCGAACCTGGCCCTCGACGGCAACGGCACCCAGCAGACCTGCTTCGCGGTGGACTGGGTGCAGCGCAACCAGTACCTCCTGTTCTTCAAATCCACCGAGGCGGTCATGGGCTGCGACAAGGCCCTGGTGTGGCACTACGACTCGGGGAAACTGACCTGGTACAAGTTCCTCACCGAGTTCCTGTGCGGGGAGATAGTCAAGGACACTGACGGCACGGACTTCATCGCCCTCGGTGACGTGAACGGCTACGTTTGGCAGTTCCCCTACGGCGACACGGACGGCGGGTACGCGGGCGCAACCCTCTCGGGGGCCGTCACCTCCTACATGGCGGGCATCGCCTCCCCGGGCGTTTGCGCACTGGTTGACGACGACGCGCACTTCCCGGTCGGGGGCCTCGGGCTGGCCGGGGTGCCCGTCTACATCTACGAGGGCGCGGGCGCGGGCCAGTGGGCCATCATCATCTCCAACACCGCCACGACCCTGCTGGTCCAGTGCTTCGGGGTGGACCTCGACACCACCAGCCGGTACTACATCGGGCCGATTGAGTTCTGGTACAAGACCGGGTGGATGGACCTCGCGACCATCGCCAGGGTCAAGTACGCGGAGTCCCTGTTCCTGGTGCATGACGTGGACGCCTCGGACGTGGAGCTTCGCCCCTACATCAACTTCGAGGCCACGCCGAAGGACCTGGTTGACGAGCGGACCAACGAGGACTTCGGCCTCATTGACCTGTCCGTGACGACCGGCGAGCAGAAGATTCCGCTGGGAGGGTTGCAGTTCAAGCACCTGGCGCTGGAGTGGTACTCCTTTAAGCCAAACAATCCCATCAGCCTCTTTGACATGGCGCTGATGGCTAGACCCCAGGACCCGAGTTAGTGGATATCCAGCGCAGCACCTACTGCGTCGAAGCGATGGCCCGCGCCATGGTGGGCGAGCCGGTGCTGTTCGGCTCGGTGGACTGCTCGCTGCGGATGTACCACCCGTCCGGGTTCTGCATGGACTTCTATGAGTTGGTGACGGAACTCGGCGTCATCGGGGTCCTGCCGGCCATCCACGCCCCCCGCCATGAGGACGGGGGCATCGACGAGATAGACGTGACCGGGCTTTCGGGACTGCTGGCCGACCCGCAGACGCCGATAGCGCACGATCTGCTGGCGGCGTACCACGGCGACACGCTGACGGGG